ACTACAGGAGGAGGGAGTGATGTGGCATTTCACCTACATCACTATGGGCTGGTGTTCTGTCTGCTGTGAGTGGAAGTTCAAAATCTTCTGCTGGAGAGAATGGGAAGGAGGACTCCAGTTCGTAGAACTCTGCACATCGTGTAGCTACGCCGATGTAGTAGAGACACCTTTTGTCTAGCCTCACCAAGCGTTCCTGTTCGCTTCATAAACAGGATTCATTCTTTATTCATTAGCTTTATATATGAAGAAACTACTACAAAAATAGAAAAATTAAAATAAATTATGCCAATAAAAAATTACACAACAAAAATGCCAGTATCTCAGAGCTTGGCAAAAATACAACAAAATCTAGTTGATCATGGCGCTACCGGTTTTATGGTTGAATACGAAAAAGGAACTGGTAGAATTGAGGCATTGAAATTTTTATTAGATATAAATGATAATAGACTATCTTTTAATTTGCCAGTTGATTGGCGTGCGTTTCAAGAAGTTTTGAAAAAGGATAATGTGAGACGTTGGGATGAAGATGATTACTGTTACCGTGTTGCTTGGGCTAATTTGAGAGACTGGGTCGATAGCCAGATGGCTTTATTCGAAACAAGGATGGTGTCGTTACCACAGATTTTTTTGCCTTATGTTGAGACTAAGGATGGTACAACCCTATTTCAGAAGATGGCGAATAATCCAAAACTATTACTAGAATAAATATATGAAAGAATGTCCTCATTGCAAAAAACCACTTGTCTGTATAAATGTATGCAAATGGTGTTACGAACCAATAGATCCTATTAAAACATCTACTTTGTTATGGATTGTCGGCGGAATTTTAATCGTAGGTTTTTTATTAGGAGCCTCTCTATGATTTTTGAAAAATGGGATATGCCATGGAAATTAACTATCCGAAGAACAGAAAGCAACGAAGTTTTTGATTATTATAAATCCACAACTGAATATTTAGCATTTGATGATGAAAAATACGAGGTGGTAGCCAGAATAGAAACTAAACCGGCCCCATTCAATCCACAGATGAAACTTGACAACCTTTAACTAATATGGTACAATGGCAGTCAATTTACCGTTTGACTGTCTAACGTTATCACCGGCTCAGGCTGGAGGTATCGAATCGACGTAATCAGGCGGTTTTTTTAGTATGAAACATATAAAAACAATCATAAACCAAAAGAAAAAAGAAATGGTCGAAGAATTACTAGGTTTTTCTGTCGAAGAATGGACTGCGGATCAGATTGACTTAGAGTTTTTTAGACTGATGGAAATTGAAGCATAATTAATTAACATATATAAATATATGAGCAAAACTAAAACATTTTATTTCGTCCCACTTGGATTTGACGACGAAGATAGAATACAAAGGGCAACTGAAGGTAAAATTGAATCAGGAAAAGCAATTACTGGTTATATGCTGACCAAAAGCCAGATAGCTAACAGAGTAGCAGAAGGTATTTTTTTGGAAGATGAAACAGACTTTTATAAATTTAAAACGGCTGGAAAAGTAGTTCGTAAATTAGAAATAAAATTTAAATAACTAACAATAGCGCGGCGGGCTAACCCGTCGAGATTAAATAGCACCCCCTCCTGACAACTTCTACAATTGATTATTTATAATTTAATTATTTCTCTTCGTGCTATTTTCTGGTGGTGAATTAACATCTCCCGTCGTTCTTTTTTCTAGTTATCCACTATTGACAAAACGAAAACAATGTGCTATAATAAACAGACTTAATAAATTGTATATAAAACCTATGACACACGAAAAACTACTACAAGTGAAGGGTTCATTAAAAGGTCTAGAGGATCAAATGGCTGTTAAAAAAGCTGCCTTTGAAGAAGATACCAAATTCTTGAAAGCCCAAATCAGTGATCTAGCTGATGAAGAGAACATCCTAAAAGCAGAAGTCATGGCTGACATGGTAGAAAATAGCCAAGACAGTATTACTTGTGAAGACAAAGTTATTATTAAATCAATAAGAACAACTAAAAAGGTCGAGAATACCAATGATTTTTTCGAATCATTATCTGACGAAAAAGTAATGTCCGAGATAAAAGACTTTGTGGATATAGATAAAGTAAAAGAATCTATTGCCCAAGAATATGTTATCAAAGATAAAAAAACAGTAGAGAATATGTTTAATGAATACGAAAAATTGACTGGTAAATTACTACCTGGTGTAGTAAAAAATGAAACACAATATTTAACAATTAAAGATAAAGTATGAATGATGAAAAGCAACTAGACACAAAAGTTAATAATGAATTAATCAACCAAGATGCCATTAACGAAGCTAAAATGTTATCTGGTGAAATGGGAGGAAATCGTATGCCCTATATTCCAGTAATTAAAGTTAGCAATACTTGGGAAAAAATGGAAGACAATTCAAAAAAACCACCAAAGAAAGGTTTTTTGATGACTAACAAAGAGGGCAACGATTATAAGACAGATTTTTGGAAAGAAAATTTAAACGCGGTAATTCTAAAGGTACGATACTCAATCGCCTCTAAATATAAATTAGATGCTACTGATATTGATAGATTTTATAGCCGTGAATTTGATCGCTTTGATGAAATTATAGAAATTAAAAATGGTAATGGCGATGAAATCGCTAAAGGAAACTACAAACACTTATGTCATGAATTTGCTACTGGTCAAATGAACTCAATGGGCAAACCCCAAAAGAACTTTGATCTTATGTTAATTATCTATGTGAATGTAGATGGAACTGTTTACAGACTAAAACTTAAAGGAAATAGCCGTAATAATTTCTTCGAGTATAAAAATTCCTTCGGCGATAGTGAAACCTTCGTTGGTATTAAAACAAATTTCAACTTAGAATGGGCAGAAAATGGTGATACTGCTTATTGGTTCATTAATTATGAGCGTGGAGAAGTGGTTAATTTAACTGAACAGCTTGAGGTTTTGAAAGAGTTATCTAAATATTTCAAGGTAATAGAAAAAATAGATGACAACAGAAATGGGATGCCACTTGAAAAAATAGCAACCTATGTTCAAGACGCTCCACCTGATGATGGATCACAACCCGAAGAAAAAGTAGAAGAAGAAGGCGCTATCGACGTAGAAGATATTCCATTTTAAATTAAAACAATATGAATGATGAAAAAAAACCTGTGAAAAAAAACCCAATCGAACTAGTGGCGAAAGCAATAAAAGAAGCTACAAAAGATACAGTAGTTGAAATTAAAATGGGTGAACCACCAAAGAAAAAACTAACTTTATATGGAGATTCCTTATATTCAAAATTAAGTGTTCCAGTACCAAAAGAAATGCTTATAACTTTTACTATCAAGGAAAAAACATTTACTGGTTACCATGCGCAATATGCAATTGATCTTCTAAATAAAGAAGTTGGAATAGGTAAATGGTACACAGAAGAAGAGGTCTTAGTACAAGAAATGTTAAAAAAAGGTTGGATGGTGGCCATGAGATTATCAATCTTTATTGATGGTTGCGATAAACCAGTTACTGGTTACGGTGGATTTTATGCTCGTAAAATTGAAGATGTATTCAAGGGAGCCAAAACCTCTGCCTTTAAAAATGCTTGCCGTTACTTAGGCATTGGAAAAGAACTTTATTCTAAGGGTTTTGAAGATGATATTAAAGAAGATGAAGAAGAACCCGAAATTAAAGAAGATGTTGATATGCCTACAGAATCACAAGATTTATCTGATAAAATCAAAAATGCAAAGACAATAGACGAAGTAAAAAAATTCGACAATATAATAAAGAACCTCAAGGCAGGTAATTTAAAAAACATTATTGTTGATGTGTATAACAAAAAACTGCTTGAATTACAGTAAATTATTCCTCTAGGGATTTAAAAAGTCCCTAGTGATAATTATTTACTATGGAAATAAAAACTATTTCAGCCTCAAAGATGAATTCTTATGATCTTTGTCCGTATGCTTTCATGCTTAGATATAAACTAGGTTTGATACAACCTGATAGCAACGCACTTAGAATAGGAAGTTTGTGGCATAAGGGACTATATTTATTTCATAGTGGGCAAAGCGAAGAAAGTGTACTTGAAGAAATAAAATCAGAAATATTTGTTGATAAAACTAACGAGGAATTAAATCTTTGGGGAGAAATAAGGCCAATGTTGGAATTTTATTTTAATAATAAATATGAAAAAGATAACATTGCTTTGGAAGAAAAATTTTCAGTCACTCTAGATGATCTACCTCCAATAGTAGGAATATTAGACAGAAGAATGGAAGATGAAGTGCTAGATTACAAAACTACTTCAAAAGATTATATCGAAGCCGACATCATTAAAAATAACCAAACAATGCTATACGCCCTAATTCATTTTATAAGGACTGGTGAAATACCACTTGTAAGCTATTATATCGTGAATAAGGCCAAAATAAAGAGAAAAGGGTATAAGCCTCAGATAATACAAGTAAAGCCCACAGAAGAGCAATTAGAGGCCTTTAAGGCGAAGATATACTCCTTTTACGACAATGTTTTAAACGATAGGTTCGAACCTAAGTTTGGATCACAATGCTACTGGTGTTCATTCAGAAAAAATTGCGAATATGTTAAAAAAAAATCTTAACCCAAAAATAAAAATATTCTTTGAAATGCTCGCCGAATTAACGGAACGTGAGTGGGATATTATTAACCAACGCTTTAATCATGATAAGTCTATTTATAATTTGGCTGATAAATATAAAATATCTGGACAAAGAGTCAAGGCCATTGAAGATCGTATTGTAAGAAATTTAGAAATTGCCTTTGACGAGCCTGTTACTGTAAAAAAACCCGGGGCTAAAAAAGTAATTATTAATCTATAAATATGGATAATTTAAAAGAAGATGCCAATGGCATCCAATACACAGAAGGAAATAGAAAGACTAGAAGAATGCTTGCCTTTCAAAAGAAAATTAAAGAGGATGAACTTAGACCACCAAAGAAGGTGAAATTAGTAAAAGAACTGTGGGAAAAAAATAAAAGTAAATTTTTACACCCAAGGTTAAAACAAATATTTGGTAATATGTGGTTCATGAAAAATATTAATGATATTCAATAATATGCATAATATAGCCTTAGAACAATTTCAAAAAGCAGCAGATAAATTTAATCTTAGAGATGATATTAAAAACTCTGCTGAAAGTATCGTCAAAATCAAGAACATCATTGATGATATTGTGAAGAACTTCAATACCTTAGATGGGGCTGAATTATCAGAAGCCCAAGTAAAATTATCTGGCTACAAATTTTATTTAGCTGATGTAATAGCAGACCTACTTTCTAAATCTAAATACCTAGAGAATTGGCTCAAAGAACAGAGAGCCAGAAAGTGGAAAGAATATACTGAGATTATTGTAGAGACAGAAGGTAAAGTCAAGAATAAAGAGCAAATTGAAAACATGTTTTTAACAAATCACAGCGAAGTAATCAGTATGCAGTCTATGTACGAGGCCGAGCATTCTAAATTGAGATTGAAGTCTTATGCTATCGATGACATTTTGACTGCTCTTGTGCAATGTCGTGCCGCGCTAAAACGTGAGGTAGAATTAAGCAAAAGCCTATGATAAAAAAATTTATACCAAATTGGAAAATAGCAGGTTTAAAAAACAGAAATGAAGCCTTTAAACATATGGTCGAGTGTTTATTGAAAAATCCAGCCTGTGCTGGTGCTGATGGATGTCTTGATATACATGTACTAGGGAAATGGTGGAAACTAAAGCCAATCAAACGAGCGCCTAAAGAAAATAAATATGTTACGTAATAATTTCCCAAGCTATGTCAAAGAATTATTTGATCAAGGCGGTTGGATGAATGACTGGGAAGATGGTAGAAATGACGCGGACAGTCTACACCACATAATAGGTAGGGACTCTAACAGTATTTATAACGCCGCGCCTTTGAATAACTGGCGTAGTCACCAACCAGAAGGACGCAAGAATCTACCTGATATCCATTCATTTGAGGCCGAGAGTAAATATCTTAAAAAAACAAAGAGATACTTAGACAAAATCGAGTACAAACCTAAATCAAAAGACCTCCAATTTTTGGAGGAATATAAAGAATATTATACAGAGTAACATGAAAGAAGAAACCATAGAAATTAAGAAACCCATAGACATTCTTAACCACAAAAACTGTCCTAAGTGTGGTACAGAACTCAAGGTTAAGAAATATAAGGGTTATATTTTCTGTGATAAATGTAAAATCGAGTACACCTTTATAGTAAAAAAGCGGACTTAACCGCTGTAGCCATATACAATATGAAACTAAGTTATAGTGCCATGCGTCTACTAAAGCATACATTGCTTTATACAGGCGAAAAAGAGATCCAAATTGTTCAAGGAAAAGAAAACGAAATATTGTCTTCTCGAAGATTAAACGTAGACGAAGCATCTCAACGTCGTCATTTCCTTAAAATTGCAGATCCAATTGAAGAAGAGACAGATAAAAAACTTAGAGAATTGGCTGAAGAGCATAATAAAAAAGTTGAAACTAAAAAAGCAGAAGTTAAAAAAGCTTTACCAGTAATCAAAGATGAAACAGATGAACAAAAAAATAAAAGAGTAGATAAATTGATAAAAGGAGACACAAAATTAACAGACTCTATTAAAAATGTTCAAGAAGATTCTATTAAAATAGCCACAGAAATTCATGAACTTAAAATAACAGACAAGACTAAAAAAGTATGTAACAAATACTTCGAAGAGTTTGGAGAAAAAAATGGATTTACTCCAGCAGACGACGAGTCATTAGAGGAATTAACTAATGCATTAAAATAATATGAAAACAGCATTAAAAGTAATGTCAATTATCTCAATTGTTATAGGTGGTTTAGCTACATTAGGTTGTGTTTATGAATTTGAAAGTGCCGCATTTATCGGAGGGTTATTTTATATAGCCCAAGGTACTTTAGCTTTAATTTATATCAAACAAACTGCTAAGTAGTATGACTACTATTCATTTAAAATTGGGGTTGGTGTGTATTGGGAAAAAAAAACCAATTTGCCGAAGATTGCCACACTCCCCCAATTTTTTGAATACCAAACATTGGGGAACAAAGTACGCATGGAAGACGGCTTGGCAAGATGAAGTCTGGGCTAGATGGCAGGAAATAAAAAGACTATACAAAGGTATAGAATTTCCACTTAAAAAAGTTACGATCACTCCAATCGTTTATTGCATATCACCACAAGACGAAGATAATTTCGCGGGCAGTTTGAAACCGATCTTTGATGGGCTTAGATACGCCAAGGTGATAGAAGACGATACGCCCAAACATGTAAACCTGAAACCCCCAAAGTATTTCCTAGTACACAAAAGAAAAGAAGAACATCTAGAATTAATGATAGAAGTAAAACAGCCTAATTAAAGGCTGTTTCTTTTTAAAACTTTAATTTTATTTTTCCTCTAGAAGTTGATGCTTTACCTTTCTCAAGATCTTTTTCCATCTGTTTTCTAACCTTATCCATTTCAGCTTTTTGCTTATCCATTTCTCTTTCAATATCAGAAGTAGTAGTTTTATAATAAATACCTTCAGTAGCATCTTCTAATTGCTTTGCTCCTCTTACACCATACAAAATGGCAACAGCCTCTACCATTTTAATAAAATTCTTAAATTTAGCTTCTGGTGTTACGGATGTTAAAGCTCCTGCACCAAATTTAAATATATTAGTAAATACACTTATTATGGCAATAGATGATGTACTTCTATATCTAATTCCATTTATTAAATTACCAAACACTGGTATTCTTTCTGGGAAATACCACAACATTGTTTCTTCTAAAGTATCAGGCTCATAATAAGTTCCTCTTACTTTATTATTAATAGCTGTTCTTGTTTTATCTTCTAGATATGCTTGACTAAATAATAAACCTAAACCAATTATTGCCATCATTCTTGCTGAATAAGAATTAGAATCAACATCTTCTGGTCTAAATTTACCACTTGGCAATTCCTTAGCTTTGTTATAATCAAGTCTTTTACCTTTAATTAATCCTTTTCTAATAACATCTTCAGTGGCGATTCCCCATTCATTTAAAACAAATGTTTGAAATGTAACCATAGCTCGTCCCATTTCGCCCTTATTCATTATTCTTGGTCTGTAAGCTATATTAGACGATCCTGATACTAAATCCATTATAAAATCAGCTTCTGCTATCATTTGTTCTTCAGACATATTTGGAGCATACTTTTTTAAAGTATCCATAACTGTTTTTTGTACCGCCGCCGCTGTTCTAATATCACCAAATTTAAGCATTTCAAATGGATTAACTAACTTTCTAACTGCTTTAGTGTATTTGTTTTCAGATAATTCTTTAGGTACTTTATCTCCGATCAAAGCAATTACTTCTTCACCACCCTGTCTTGTTTGTAATGCAGGAGATTGTTTTATAATTGACTTAGCAAATCCGGGTCTTAAAAATGATTGTGCAAAATTAGCAGCCAAATTAACCACAGCTTCTGGTGGTAAAAATGCTGACATATATCCGGCAGCATCAAAAATAGCTCCTGGCTGTATAGCCGCAGTAACAAAACTAAAATCCAATAAACCACTAGAAATATTCATTCTACCTTTTCTCAATATATTATCCATTGGTGTTCTTAAAGCATTTGAAGAAAATCCGTAATTACTCATTTCATCTATCCAACCAACCCATTGAGTTGTGTTAACTATCCCAGCTTTTTCTTGATATTCTTTTGACCTAAAGACAGTACCCTTTTCAATTAATATTGGTTGTAAATTCAAAAATAATCTTCTACGAGCAATATGTTCTTGTAACATCTTATAAACATCTGTTCGTGGAGTCATTTTTATTCCTTCTTTTCTGCCCTTAGCTTGCTGGTAAATCATTTTTGATTGCTCTCTCCAATTAGTGGCAATAGAATAAACTCCTAGATCAGATCCTTTTTCTTCATATAAGAATGGGAAATAATCATCAGTTAATTCAAAAAATAAGGGCTTTCCATTAGCATCTACCATTGTAGTTTCTGATAAATATTTTACTTCTTCTAAATCATTCCCAGCATATTCTCTAAGAAGTCCTTTTAAAGCCTCTTGTTCTTTTGTTAATTCAGGTAATTCTTTTAATCCTAAATCATCAAGTATTTGTTTAGTCTGTATTTCACCACCCTGTTCACTATACAAATGTACAGCTACTTCTTTTTGTCCTATTTTATTCTCAGTAAAATTACTAAACTTTTTATGTTCTTGCATGAAATTAGCTAATTCTATACTCTCTTCTATTTCAGCTTTATTTATGGCTTTACCAGCCTCCTGTACTGTTTGCACATGCCAACCTCTATACAATTTATCGCCGTCAGATCTGTCACCAACTCTAAAACCAAATTGAAATAATTGTTCAACTTTTTGCATATCTTCCAATCCCTTTTTATCCCGATTGACTACAGAATTAGTAGCTTCTTTAATATTTTTTTCAATTTCTCTTTTTGCTTTTTCGCCTCTTAATCTCATTAATCTTTTACCATTTTCAATTAATTCTTTCAAAGTTTTATTTAACTCTTGTTTATCGGCCAAAGATAAAGTCCCAACAGGAATTTTATCAAGTCTCTTTATTTTTTCTACATATTTTATTGATATAGGAGCATCAGATTCTCTATCTAAATAATCTCTAAGAGAATTTAATTTATGCTTAGTACGCTTAGTCATATTTACCCAATCATAAGTTGAAACCAAATCATTGATCTTTCTTACATATTCAGAAGCTATCTTTGATTTTGAAGCAATTTCAATCAAAACTTTTCCTTCACTGATAGCTTGCTGATCTTGTAATTTTTCTAATTTTCTTTGCACTCTAATCTCTAAATCAGTCAAACGTGCTTCTGTAGTTGATTTTACAATTGCTTCCTTCATTCTTCCTTGTATTTCTTTAGGTAATTGATCTACAATTTCTAATGCCTTTTCCTGTCTGACTTTCATGTCATCAAATTTTTCTTTAAATCGAGCTGTTTGAGCTGCCAATTTTTCTCTTCTAACCTTTCTTTCTTCACCCCTAACTTCTCTGGCCGTTTCTCTTGAAATCTTTGACATTGATTTAGCTTTAATTTTTAACAATGTTCTTTCATTACTTATAACTCCTTTTGGTTTTTCTATTCCAAGTAATCGTTGAGGAGAAACAGTTTTTCCTTCTGCAGTAACATCAAAACCTCTCTTAATATCTTCTGCTAATTGTACTAATTCATTTCTGACTTGTTTAGATACTTTACTCATTGCATCTGTTGCTATTTTATCAATAATAATTTTTTGTGGTTCAATATTTTCTAAAATATTTATAGTTGTTTTTATAGAAGCTTCATCACCATTATTTATTCCATCCAAAAGTCCAGATAATTGTTTAAAATTATTATCTTCTTCTAAAAGTATCTCAGTGACATATCTACGCATATCTTCAGCTTGTGTACGCATGCTTTTCTTTGCCTTTGCGAGACTAAAATCTTTTGCTTGCCATTGAAAATTACCATTAGCATCAACTATATTTCTATAAGTAACACCAGCTCCTTCTTTTTGTGCCATTAAACCCATTTCTTTTCTAGTACTATCAACCATTTGTGTAATTTTTCTTTCTAATTCTGTTTTTATATTTTTTACTTCTGGAGATTCATTTGTTTTAAATTCTTTACTAATAAAATCTTCAAATGAATCAACCAAAGTAGCCTGCTCCATTTTTACAGGTTCAATAATTTCTCTACCAACTTTTTCTGCCGTTGCTTGTATGATAGGTACTTCTTGTACTAGAGGTTCTATTGTTTTAGCTACTGGTTGTACTACCTCACTAGAACCGCCAACAGATTTTAATTTTATCATTCCAGGTATTGCTCTTGCTCCAACCTGTTCTGGTATTGGTTTCGGTATCGCTGGTAATTTTTCAGTAGGTACTACTCCTGTTACTGGTTCTTCAGGAATACCTGGGACTTTAACCATACCTCGATGATCATTTTGCAATCTACGTGCTTCTTCTAAAACTAAATCACCAAGAGTTTTTTGCTTTCCAGTTTTAACATTTATATCTCCTTTTTTAAGCAATTCACCAATTTTAAAACCATCCCCTGTAAGTTTTTTAATAGCTGCTGTTTTTTCAGCAGATAAAGGTTGTTTACCTTGTCTAATCAATGCTTCATCACCAATTGTAGCATTTTTAATATCTTTAAAAGTTAATTTAATAATCTTTGATTTTCCTACTGGAATTTTACCAACTTGTTTTGCACTTAATTTAACACCTTCTGCAAGACCACCAACAATTAAAACATCACCAGCTGCTCTAGAAGTAGTAAGTACTGATGACATTAAAGGACTCAAACCAGCCGCCCTAGCATCTTCATAAGTTTTTAATAAGGTTGATGCATTTGAATCTGTAAAAGGTATTTTAACTTCTGTAGGAACTTCTTCTCCTTTTATCAAAGCATTCAAAGTTACGAAAGGAGTTGCAACCATACCAAATCCACTTTTGCCAAATTCTTTTAATATTTTTAAAGCAGATCCAGGTACTTCTTTTAGAAAAGCAATTCTACGTTCACCTTCTGAAAGTTGTTCAAAAGGTTCTGTATCTGGTACATCTAATGGAGTTAGACCAAAAGATTGCAATGTTTCTTTAGTTGCTTCTGGGAGAAATCTAACAAAAGAAGATGTCGGCAAAGGCTTGACTTCTTTATTCATTTCAGTAACCACCCTTTCCGTGGTTGTCATTTGGGGAATTGACGATCTAGTAACAACCTGAGTTGGAGTAGCAATTGGTTGTGTTCTAGCCTGAACAACTGCCTCAGGACTGATATTTAATTTACCAGAAATATCGCGACCAGTAACACTTTCCAATCTTTTTGCAAGAGCTGGATCTATTTTTTCTTCTACCCCAAGTACTTTTGATTTTAATAATTTTAATAATGCCATATTATTCACGTAAATTTTGCCATTTTTCTTGCAATGATTTATATATTTTACCAAATTTGCTCATTTCTACAACTGTTTCTTCATCTGTAGTATCAATATTTTCTTGTAGAGCTAATAAAACCTGTTCTCTTATCTCTTCTGGAATTTTATTAGTATCAAGTTTTGGTTCTAATGCTCCTGATTTATCTTTTATATATACTGTTCTTCCATTAACTTCAGTAGGTACAATTGCTTCTTCAAAAACAATATATTGATTTTTTGTAGAATAACCACCTTCTAATTCTTTCTGTATTTGAGTTACTGTATCAGTAACTTTTTTACTTGAAGACATTGTAGATTCAATTATAGCTTTCTTTTCAGTTTCATTTAAACTTAAATCTGCTTTACCCAAAGCTAAATATTTTTCATTTTCTGTTGCATCTGGAATACTAGCTAATATTGATAAAGCCTTATCCCAATTACTTTCGGATGCTTGCAAAGATGTTCTATAAGCACCATAAATATTAGGATTATTCAAATCAAGTTTTCTATTGTTAGTTACTTTTTCGTCTCCTTTCCAATTACTTTCTGTCAAAGTGACAGTACCATCGGAATTTACAGCGTTAACAACTGCCGCATGACCTTCTGGCATCCTAGTTTTAAATATTAAAACATCACCAACTTGAGGATTTGTTCTCCATTCCTCTGCAGAAATTCCATAGTTATCGATCATGGCTCTCTTGGTTTCAATAGTGTCTCCCATAGGTGGAACACTTGGGACTAATCTGCGAGTAAATGTACCACATTGACCACCAGTCGCCCCATCATCAAATCTTGTGATAGCCTCTGTAGTGAAACCTAAATCTTCAGCAGTAATAGGTATTCCATTTTTCTTTTTATCACTAATAAGTTTTTGCTGTTTAATAGCATTATCTAAATCTTCTTTGGTAGCATCTTTTGATTCTTTTATAAAATCAGTCAAACTATCTATCATATCATCGACTCTAGCGCCGCGGTATTCTTCTTCTGTTCTAAGATCACCCAAATAAGATTGAGCAGTTGAATATTGATTAAGACGCATATTAGCTTGCTGCGATGGACTTAGTTCACGAAGTCTTGGATCATCATAATCAAATGTATTGCGAGCCTGGCCTTCCCAATATTCTCTTGATTTGGAAATATCTTTATTATAACCTTGTTTACGTTGAATAATTTCTTTTGCAGCATCTAAAAACGCAGTGCTACTTTTTAACTTATCTAATGGAGATGTCAAAACAGCAGGACTTCCATCTTCTGCGCGAGTTATTATTGGTGAAGTTGGAGTAACTGGTGGAACTGGAGCTTCAATTTTAGCTGGAGTAGAGGGTAAAGTATAAGTAGATCTCGCTGGAGTACTATACGCAGGTTTACTCGAATCAACATAAGGCTGACGAGTAGAAGTAATCTCTTGAACCTTCTTTTCTGCCGTAGCCTTATCATAACCACCAGCGACGTACCTTGAAATAAGAGCCTCATATTCTCCTTTTTGCATAGGAAGAGGTTCTTGTTTTGGAGTTGCATATCTTGCCCAAGGATTGGTGGCTTCATTGGCTGCAGGCGGTGTGTAACGTAATACCATATAATTTAAATAAAGGGTTTATAAGATCTTAAATATTCTGATTCATAATCTTTAATTGCTTTCAATCTATCTAACGTCAAATCTCCCGTAGTAGTATTTCCTGTCGGTGTGTATAATTCTCTTTGTCCATAAGGAGTAGACAGTTTACCAAAATCCACACCTTGTATTGTTTCAGATCCTAAAGTTCTTTCTGCTGGAGTACCAAGTTCTCTAGCTTTCTGTTGATACTGTGCAGTTAAATCTTCATACCCCAATCTTCTTTCAGCTGGTAATACACCTTCCACACCTTTTGCTTCTATAGCACCCTCAGCACCTAATGTTTTTCTTGATGTTCCAGAAAATGTTAAACCTCTAGAACGTAAATTTTGTTTAGTCTTTGCTAAGGTATCTTTATAATTCATTGTCTCTTGTTCTTTGTATCTTTCAGCAGAACCTCTTAAATCAGCCATTGATTGTTTCAAATCATCCATTGTTCTTCCTGTTATCTTTTCATAATAAGGTGAAAGATTTTGCTCAGCACTTACTGCGGCATCAGTAACTATTTTACCAATATCATCTTTTGTTAAAATTGTATTACCAGTAATATAATTATCTTCACTGTCTATCATTTCAAATAATATAGCCTGATACTCTATTGGATAATTTTGGTTTTTAACATAATCTCTTAGCTCTTGTTTCCCTGCATCATCTAAACCTGTAGTAGTTTCTGGTGTTGTTTCATCAGTAGGATCAGTTGTCTCATCAGGTGGTGTTGTCTCATCAGGTGTTACACCATCATTTACATCAGCACCAGCAGGAACAAGAGGAGTACCAGAAGGAAGTGCTTGATTATTAGTAGCATAATTCCAATTATCAATATCTGTCTGTGACCATTGATCACTAGAAAGTCTAGTTGTTAGATTTATAATACTATTCTTTTGTTCTTGTGTAAGACCACTAATGAAGTTAATATTGTTATTTTGAGTTTCATCGGTAGTGGTTGATCCAACGGTGCCAGAAGATCCCATTTCTTGATACTGTTCAAAAGTAGCAGCTTTATTAGCTTCACTCTTTTCAAATGTAGGGTTTAAATTAGCCCAAAGTCTTTCAAATTCTGTAGTATATTGAGTTGATCCTGTTTGTGTAGTAGGTTGCTCTGTTGTAGTAGGTTGTCCTGTTGGTAATGCTTGACCATTAGTAGCATAGTTCCAGTTCTTAATATCTGTATCAGACCATTGACTTGAAGGTCTAGAACTCATTAGATTAGTGATAGATTGTTTTTGAGCATCTGAAAGACCACCTATAAAGTTAGGTGTTTGAGTTTCTTCTTGTGTAGGTGCGAAAGTCTTTTTTCTTCCTGCTTCTCCTACAATAGTAAAACCTGCTTTAGCAAAACTATCACTTAATTGTGAGCGAGATGCTTCTCTTTGTTTTCCGTTCTTTTCTATTATAAATATATCGTTAGGGTCTCCACCTGCTCGGATGTCAGCGAAAGACTGTCCACCACCAAAATTATAAGCATCAAATTGTGAAGTATCAGGAGCTTTATTTGGTAATAAAGAACCTTGTAAATAATCAGGTAGTGAGGATATATTGCCTTGTATCCTTCCTTGCATTCGTGTCGCAATTCTAGTCGCTTCATCTAATTGATTTTGAGAACCCCAAGTATTTTTTGGGTTAGTTAATTCAGCAATATCTTGTAGAGACTGATTGAGTTGTTTCTGGTCTTCTTGGATTTGAGTAAATTGACCACCACCACCGTAGTAGTTAGACTTAAAACCTTTGGATTGTGATATCTTTTCAGCACCACTAATATCAAAAGATTGATAAGCTAGTAATTTTTCTTGTTCGGGGGTTAGTGTTAGAGCCATATTTTTAAAAGTTTCGTGTTTTTATTATTATTAGTAATTCTTTTATTATTTCTTCAAGTGCTTCAATTCTTTTTTCAATAGTCTTTTTCTTATCTATTTTATCTTCCATCTTATCAAAGTTGTTTTTAGTTTTCATATTAAGAATTTAAGATTAAGAGTTCCGTTGCTGTTATTGACAAACCAATCTTCTTGCTTACAGTTCCTGCACTTGTTGAAATTGCACCACGAGTATCACTTTGATAATAAGGGACTTCAGGAGTAAGACCAGTTAGTCCTAAATAATTAGCAGATAATTGAATTGGTACTTGGCTTCCAGCAGAAGTGGTTGTTGTACAAAAACCTAACCATTTACCAGCAGAATTAGAAGTAATTGCAGTTGCTTTATATACTTTACCAGAAGCAAAGGTAATTGTTAGATATGGTTTATTTGTTCCTTCTTTTGTATCAATAGAAACTGCAAAAGCTGTATTCTGTATTTCAAATCCATAATTAGTCCAAGTTCCATCAATCCAGTTTTTTACTTGAGTAGTTATATCAGCTGTTTGATAACTTACACCAGTTAAAGACCCTGATGTATAAAAAGCAGTTGAGTCCCAAGTTGGTTTAGTATTATAAGTTACTGTTCCTTCTGCCCAAGTTGATGTAATTTGTCTGAATGTCATTGTATTTGTATTACCTTGGTTATTTAGATAATAACTTAGAACAGCACTTGTAATATTATCCCCAATATTTGTAAAAGAACTTAAGTCAAATATCATTAAACCAAAACTACTATTAGTAGTATTACAAGTCATAGTTGTTGCAGAACCAAAATTACTTGTTGGGTCTCCGCTAGAAACATAGGTGTCTCCGCTAGAAATAGGAGCATAATTACCACCAATTTGTATGCTATTTCCTGCTGTTAGGTTTTCTCCTGCTGTTTGAAAAGATAATGTTTGAACATTACCAGCAATTATAAGGTTAGATTCAGATTTATCCCACTTAGCAAATTGACCTACACTTTCAGAACCCATTACAACATCACCTACATCAGTACCACCTACAACAGTTTTAAATACATCATTAGAAGCATTATCTATTACTTGAATACCTGTATTAGCGTCTGGGAAGATACGAACCCTAGCACCACTTGAAGCACTATCGTAAGAACCACCAAGTAAGTTAAGTTTGTTTTCATCTGGTACAGCTACCCAATCACCAACTCCAATAGTTGTATCACCTATTCCAGTAGCCCTATAAAGTTTATTATTATCATCTGTGTCTACCCACAAATCACCAGCAGAGGTAGAAGTAGGTATTCCAGTTTGGTAAAATGTTACTATCTTTCCGTCAGCTGTAGCTTGAGCTGTCCCAGCGTCACTTATAGCTGTAGCAATACCATCATCTTGTATTTCAACCCAAGCAGAACCAGACCAACGATATAACTTATTTCCATTATCTGTATCAACCCATAAATCACCTACACCTTCGGCTGTTGGCTCTGAAGCGTCATAAAAGGTAGTTACTTTGCCATCTGCTGTCCCTTGAGCTGTAGCAGCGTCTGTGATAGCGTCAGAAGCGTCTGAGAGGGCTTGTGCTATGTCTGTATCTCTTACAAGCTCCCATTCTCCTACAGCTATAGTAGTAGCACCAATAGCACCAGCTCTGTAAAGTTTGTTTTTATCATTAGTGTCTGTCCATAAATCACCAACCGCAATAGATGTTGGTATACCATCTTGAGCAAAAGTATTTGTTTTTAAAATTGGGTCATAACCAGAAGTAAATGTAGTTGCAGCACTTATAGTTAAGTTATCAGCGTCAATAGTAATTCCTTCAGCAGAAGCATTGATTGAAGCTACAACATTTGTATCTTGAACAGGAGTAAAGTTAAGCTCTGTAGTTGTTATAGTACCAGAAGAAATCTCAGAAGCAGTAATAGTATTAGCCGCTATCTCGTTTGCTGTTATTGTATTAGCTGTAATTTCGTTAGCAGTAATCGTATTAGCAGCGATTTCATTAGCAGTCAAAGTGTTAGCAGCTATTGAAGAGGCTGTGATAGTATTAGCTACAATATTATCTTCTGAAATTGTATTTCCTGCAATCTTTCCACTAGCACCACCAGTAATTGTAAGATTCGCAATTTGTGCAGCGGTGATTGTTAAATTTACTATGTTTCCAGCTTGTATTGTTTGATTAGCGATATTTCCTGATTCAATAGTTCCTGAGTCAATATTACCACCTGTAATAGTGCCTGACGCTATATTACCACTTGTAATAGTCGCTGAGTCTATTTTAGCCCCTGTAATGGTTGCGTTGGCTATCTGTATGCTTGTAATCGTAGCGTTTGCTATATTAGACGCTATTATAGTTGCACTAGCAATCTCTGTACTTGTAATAGTAGCTGCGGTTATATTAGTAGCTGAAATAGTAGCTAGGGCAATATTTGTTCCTGTAATAGTAGCATTCGCAATCTCAGTAGATGTTATAGTCGCAGCGGTAATTTGTGTGGCTGTAATAGTGGCGTTTTCTATACTACCACCTGCTGTTTTTAGTCCACCTGCACCGCTAAATACCTCAAAATTAGCTTCGTTAGTAGAGTTAATAGCAGTTGCAATAAGTAATTTATTACTTGAGCTGACAGGAGTTGTGTTTGTTGTAGTTGTTTGAAAAGTTGTACTAGACGAAGAACTATCCCAATAAATCCAATTCCTAGCTGACATGTTACCTGTATTTCCTGCTACTATGGAATAAGAATCATTACCTGAAATTGTAAATGTTCCTGAAGTCCAAGCTACTGTATCATCGTCTGTTGCAGAAAAAGTACCTGTAAAATTCCAACTCTTTGCAAAACCTTGTGTGTTCCCTGCTGTAATAGTAGCACTAGCGATATTTGAACCTGTTATTGTTGCACTGTCTATCTTTCCGCCAGTTATTGTGGTATTAGCAATATTTGCCGCTGTAATTGTTAAAGAAGCGATATTAGCACCAGTGATAGTTGCTGAATCAATCTGAGTCCCAGTTATAGTTGCATTAGCGATATTAGCACCAGTGATAGTTGCTGAGTTAATATTTCCACCCTCAATGGTAGCACTTGCTATGTTTGCTCCTGTGATAGTTGCATTTGCTATCTCTGTTGAAGTGATAGAAGCACTTTCAATAGAATCTTGTGCTGATATCATAATACCTCCAATACCACCAAATACTTGGAAAGTTGCTTCTGTTGTCCCAGGTTTTGCTACCGCTACAATAGACTTTGTGTCTCCTACTGCTGTTGTAAAACTTGTTGTTGTTTTATAAATAGCTGTTCCATCATAATAAATATATGTAGTAGCACTAATATCCCCTGTATTTCCTGCCACCATATTATGTGCTGAACCACCAGTGGGGTAAAAGTAACCAACACCCCAACTTACAGTGTCGGCATCTGTTGCAGAAAAAACACAAGTTTGATTCCAGTTCTTTACTCCTACTGTTACTTTAGCACCTATTACTGTTCCATCTGTTAAATATTGTCCATCTAAATCTGAACCTGACTGTAGGCCAGATACTGTAACATTTTGAAATTTAGCAACCCCAGTTTTTAAAATAAAAGCATTAGCATTATCATTATCATTTGTAAAATTAGTTTGAGTACAACCCCACCAAGTATTACCAATAGAATCAGCATGGAAACTATCAGCTGTAGTATCTGAATCAGGAATATGAAGTGAACCTGCTTCAACAGAACCAACAAAAGTAGCATTACCTGCTTGGTCTAAAGTAATTTTATCAGTAGTACCTGATCTAATTCTAATACCATTTGTAGGATCAATTGTTATATTTGCAGCAGTCCCTGCAGAACTACCAACAGCAAAACCATAAATATCAGCTACATAATCTAAATAGCCATTAAGATTTCCAAACCTTAACCTCTCAATAGAATCTGTCCATGGCTGCCCACTGTGTGTTTGAATATTATAATAAGGTGCATTTATTTGATCAGATGTCATCTCTAACCAACCATCCCCTGATTGTCCTAAATTAATCGCGGCATATCCAACCCTAAATAATAATCCAGCAGTACCAGATTTTAATTCACATTCATATTCATAGTAAGACCCTCTATCTCTTGCTGTTTTAACTTCAACATAATTTTCAGCACCAGCCTCATTAGACAATAAAATAATATCGCCAACAGAGAATATAGATGGAAGACCACTCGGAGAATCATCAACAGAGACATCAAATAACGTAGGCGAGGCAATTGAGTAAACATTACCATGAAGTTTACCACCAGTCTTAGATATAATTTGTGTACCAGCAGTTACTGATTTTTGTAAATAACTAAATACACTTGATTGAATTTCACCTCGAACAACAACATTACCAAATTCAGCAAAATTAGGATCTATACTAAAACCACTTCTACCAGTAGAATAATTACTTGTTCTAATTCTAGCGTTAACACCATCAATATCCACGTGATTACTGGTGGTAACTCCAACTTGAAGATTTTTTCTCGTATAACCAGTACCAGAACTTGAAAAATAAACAGCAGCATTTTGAGACGAACTATTAAAACTACTTTCAGTACACCCAAGCCACATATTACCAGTAGAATTTACATGAAAACTATTAGCTGTTGTGTCCTCGTCGGGAATGTGAATAGCTCCAGCAACTACAGCTCCTCTAAAAGTACCATCATTAAATTCAACAGAACCATCTCCTTTTATTTGCCAACCAGCAGATCCCGTAGCAAAATTATCAGTTTGCATGTCTTGATTTTCAAACAAAAGCCCCATGTTTGTAGCAGTAAAAGGAATAGAACTAGACCCAAAAATAGCACCTGCATTAGCATTATTTATACCTTCACTTATATTAGGTATTAATGAATTTATCGAAAGATAATTATCAAAACCTAAGTCTGTATAAACTGTTCTTATTCCCATATTATGTTAGTTCTTCTTTTAAGTCTGTCTCTATCACAAAACCATCAAACTCCCAAGATTTTTGATCAGACTTTTCATAAAACTTATATCTGAATTTATTCCCGGAAGCACTAATATCAAAATCTTGTACATTTTTTTTAACGATTTGTTTACGATCTTCACTGAATACTCCTTTGTTATCTACTTCAATCGCCATTTTCATACCTTGACAATTTCTATTATGAACAGTCATGTGCGTATTTTGCTTCACAGTAGAAGCATCACCATCATCCAAAGTATTTGTTATAAAGAAACTATCTATTTCTTCTCCATCATCATCATAAATTTCATCAACGGCTGTAGCAAATTTACGAACATAACCATCATCGTCACCAAAATAGGCTCTCTTTTTACCACTAACTACAAAATTAGTGGCTGATTTAGCAATATCATAACTACAACGAACATACCATTTTTCTCTTCTAACATCAAAACAAAGCCAAGCGTTGGTATAAGTGATACCTTCAATGGTCATAGTACCAATAAAAACACGATATTCATGAGCATGTTGAATAGCTACTACATCTTTTAGTGAAGTCTGAGTAATAGCATTTATAAAAGGTTCAATTTTATTAGAAATCATTTGTGGTTGACCACCAGTCCATCTCCAAATACCATCACGATTGAACCAATAAATAGTACCATAAATATTTACAATGGATCTAAATGAATCACAACCAACATCAGCTATTTGTTCTCTAGTTGATTCATCGTACTTCCACATGGAGAAATGCTTAAACACTATGAGGCGATCAGAGGCCGCTACAGCGCCTGTAATCTCATCACCGTCATCATATCCAAATTCGATAAAATCAGTCGCTACGGTCCACGTGATGGCTCCTGCGGTAGGCTCACCACAGAAGTACGCTCTGCTCGGATACAATGTGGCAGATTCATAGGCATGCAAGACATATAAAAGATCTCTATACCTAACAATAAATTTACCTTGTGGCATACTTGATAAATCAGTATCAGCTGCTGAAAAAGTTGCTCCTGATACTGTGGCATTTGTTAAAAATGAACTATCAGAACTTTTATAACCAACAACAAAAGTCTTGTCCAAATAATTGACCATTGATGGTTGTGCCCCCGCCTTTGCAGCATAAGTAGTACTTATACCAGTTAAAGCAGTCCATGAAGTTACCGGAGTACCAGCATTGGGGGAAATGTATTTTAAAGTATAAGCAGTACTGGAATCAGATCCTGCTATTAAATAATCAATCTTAGTGGAAGGTCTATGATAATAATGAAGACTATTTACATCCTTGGCATTTATAACCTGAGAACTAGAAGCCTTATCATATCCAGGAACTTTTTTCAATGGCCCTAATTTTTCACAGTAAATATTTTTACATGCACTAAGTTCATTTTTAGGTTTCAAGAATTCACCTGCTCCTAAATTTAGAAGTCCAGAAAAATCTAGGTATTCTTTTTTTGCCATATTTTTAAATTAAATAAGTATCATCATCATAGCCATTTGGATCATCAAATTCAATTGATTCTGCATCACCAGCTTGTGCTGGTCCAGAATATTCAATGACCTGTTGTTCAAGTTGATTAGTAAATAAAGTAAACATTTTATCTCCACGCTTATCATTCCCACGAATAAAAGCAAATTGAGATGCACAGTAATAAATAAGTATTGTAATAAATTCTCTATTTATAACATCTGTTAAAGCATCCACAGTTGTAGGATAAGCATAATATTCATAAATTACATCCCAAGCTGCACTTGGCGTAGGATAAAGATAATATTTATTATTCTTTATTGTGTAATTAGTTGGGTTTCCCGATGATAAAGTTGTACCAGAATAAATATAATAATCGTAAGATTTTCGTGACATCCAAGTTAATCTTTGATTGTTTACAATTAAATGTTCTAATTCAGATACCCCACTTGGAATAGCAATATAAGCAGTACTAGCAACAGTATCTGTAGTAGTAGTATCGATTGTGTGTAAAAATTGCCATTTTCTTTTTCTTGTCATTATTTCACCTAAACCATCATTCAAGATATCCATGGCAACACTCCAACTCAATTTAGATGTTTGAGATTCATCAATCTTAGTCATGGCCTTTCTAGCGGCTGATTCGATTACTTTTCTGACTGAAGTTCTACCATAAGTAGTAGATGTAATTTCATCAGAATAAGAAGAAAATTTATCAAGATCAGAATTATAATATGCTGTTACAAAAATAGCATAAGTAGATCCGTCATAAGTATACTCTGTATGTTGCTGACTTGGATCAACATCAATTGTAGTAATCAATGTCTTTGTTCCATCAGAGGCAGACAAACCATAAATTTGAATCTGATTATATTGAATATAAGTTATAGGATCAGAAGCACTATGCGAGAATAAAAATGCATCTGTTTTGAAAGCAGTGTCAGTAGTACCAGCATCACTAGCATCTACTAATCTTAATTCTGATTTCTCTTCACCATAATCTCCGACTAAAATATAATAGTCTGCTGTACCTGATGTAAGAAATTGTTCTCCCTTTGCATCTAAAACACTTGCACTTGTACCAGCTGCGTCAATATCAGCAGTAAGGTATGTACGGTTATTGTTTTCTAGAGAAGGGTTAGCTACTCTAATTTTCGTGATATTTTGTTGTGCCATATTTTTTTATTAAATCATTCCTGCTCTTTAGTCAAAACCTACATTACTGTAGAACTAAAGAGCAGATAGATCTCCAGACTTATAGTCTGGAACTTTCACTCTATTTGTCGTACCCGTATTGTGGATATTTAGGCTTCACTAGAGGATCATCTCTATCACACCATAATGGCCACTAGGTCGTGCAGTTGAGTTTACGAATATTTAACACCGAACTTTACTTTCAGCAAATTGACCAAACCAACCAATACAACACCTACTGATAATTGAGCATACTGTGGATATTCCACAATAAACTGATTTACTAAAAATGGTGCCCCAAATAAAACTAAATACTTTGCCATTTTTAATAGTGTCTTCTTGAATGAATATTTCATATTTCTATAAATTAAGATTATTATATTCTTCACGAGTTATTTCTTTCCCCCTATAAAACCATTTATGGTGGTCTCCACCAAACCATCTGTGGTAAGCAACGCTTCTGTCGTCTAAATATAACATGGGATCCAAGTCAATCCATTTTCCCCAACTTCCATTATAGAATTCTCTTACTCGTAATCCCAAGTGTAAATGTGGACCTGTAGATTGACCGTTATTTCCACCTATGGCAATAATAGCTCCTTGTCTAACTTCTGTCCTTCGTAGAATCTTCAATATATCTCCCCACCTAAATTTCTTTAGTGACGACCAAGGAGATTCTATGTGCCAATAAATAGTTTTATATTGTAGGTTGTCTATAATAGGGGAAGTGACTGTTACTCCCCAACCTAGTCCTTTCTTGTCATCATATAAAATTGCCTTTACAGTACCTTCATGACAGGCAACTATTGGTATTCTTCCATATTCTTCTTCTATGGTTCTCGGCACTCTAGTCCAGCTGCCATATCGTATCTCGTATTTATATGGTCTTGCTGTCGCAAAATCTACTCCTAAATGCCCTTTGCTTCCGTAAAAATACTGATTTGGATGTTCTCCGAATAACTGTGTACATTCACAAGATTTCCCGTTCAAGATAAACTTCTTCAATAAAGGTATCTTCATTTTGAACATATGTTTTTAATTACCCCAATTAACTACGATTGAGTAGATAAATACAAACCAGATTATCAACATTAATCCTGTAGCAAATTTTTGGTACCATCTCATACTAAGCGTATCTACTTCCTCTTGATTTAAGTTTGTTTTCCCTTTTCTTAATTATTTTTGCTTTCTTGATTTTAAGTTTTCTTTTTTTAATCTTCATATTATTCAGTTATTTCTGCTCCATCTAAGATACCACTCATATATGAAACAGAATTACTTATCTCTTGCACACTTTGTTGTGTATGTTTAACCTCTAAATAAAGCAAAGACCACATTCCTCCAACAATACCTACCAACAACATTACAATACTCCAAAAGACAACATAAGTAACTTTTCTACCCATTTCTTTCCACAAAGATTTTACATCATCTTGCAATGTCTTATTTGCTAAATCACGTGCTTTACAATGGTCTTCAAACCTCTTAATTGTTACAAATTCACTCATAAGATTATCCTATTTTAAATATTAACCAAGCACCATTATTTATATCTATATTACTATCTGATGTTGTGTTCCTAAGTCCGAAATGTAAATGCGCACCTGCTTTTTTTATTAGATTGCTGTTCTAGCTGTTTCTCTCCACCACGCACCATCAAAGACTAGTGTCAGTGTATCTCCAGCTGTAGCAGAAAAATTACCTGCACCTGCTAATTGAAAGCCAAAATAGCTGGAACCAGCAGCAGTATTGTGAGTTACCTGTACACTTCCATCAAATTGTAATGTTACCTCTGAACCAGCAGTCCACCCAGTACCAAGTATTCTTTGAGTTTCTGTTGTTCCAGTAATATCAAAGTAATTACCTTGCAAAAGTGTAATATCGTTTGCAGAAGCTACATCAGTTCCTTGAACTCCCAGAATACGACCAACTATACCCAAATTACCATCATCATAAAGTCTAAATTTTTCATCACCAGCATTATTCAAGAAAGCTAAATCAGCACTTGGACTAGCACCAGCATTTGCCAAAGCTTGCATTGAATAATAAACACCCTGTCCTTCTTCATCACCAGTATTCCAAGCATTTGCTTCAAAAGAAATTAAATTACCATCTACTTCCTGTGTACCAACTTCGGCTTCTCCAACTATATCAAAAGTCAAACCATTATCACTAAAGGCGATAAATGCTTTTTCTAAAGAAAAGTCATCTGAAAGCCATCTAACTTTAAATTCACCAAAAGCCCCTGAACTATTATCCCCATCTTGACCCTCTACTAAAAATGCAAAAGCACCATTAACCGCTGCTGTAGTATCAGTATTCCAAGCTGAAGTTTCATACCAAGGTAAAACTGTACTAGAAGCATCATCTGCTCCTGTGGCTAAACCGCTTCTACCATAGATTATTTTACTTGGCAAACCATCGCCTTCTGTACTACCAGAAGCTGCATATTTGTATTCATAAGACCCTCCATTGTCGTCACTATCCGTTCCTGCTGCGGTTTGATAAATAATATTTTTACCATTACCAGAAGCATCGTGAGCAGAATTAGCAATTACCAAATCGTATAAACCACTCTTTGTGATGTCAGCAGAGAAGTTACCTACTAATGATAATCCTAAATGTTGACCAGAACCACCAAGAGCATCGTCTAATTGAGCACCAAAAGCATAAGTATAAGAATTAGCATTATCTGTGGCATCCGTTGTAATCAAAGCTCCATAAGCACCCCTACCGCCAGCCACTCCTAACCCTTTGGATACTAGGCTTACTTGTTTAACCGCTGATACTCCTGTACCAGAAAAATAACCAGTAGAGTAGTCTGTATAATAAGCACCTGTGACTGGTGTAGCTGAAGCTCCTAATTGGAATGTTGCAAGATTAGAAACTCTTGCTGTTGTATCTAAAAAAGATAAACCATCGCCAGCTATTCTTTGTGTAATTGTAGTCCCTGACCTCTTAAAAGGTGGCCATGGTCTTGTTACTATATTATCCATATAAATTTAATATAAACCGAATGATTACGGTATAAATGAATTATGACATTGCAAGATAGTCGACACCTTCACCATTTGTTGTGGCGTCGATATAAACTGTTGCCCTATCAGCGATATTCAAAGTTACACTATCATTTGCTGAAAGTATAATTTGTTGACTTGTTGTTTTATCCACAGCACTATCTCCGACATAAATATCATTTGTATTTCCTGCTTTTGCTCTAATGTAGATTGACTTAGTAGCTAAAGTGGTCCCCAAGGCTTCGGCTGTTCCTCCAGTTGTAACTGTTTTATTGCCACCTGTAAGAGTCGTGGGAATGTCGTTAACACTACCATCCGCATTAACATTTTGAACTGCTATTACTTTTGTAGCTGTTGTCCGTGCTGTATCTGCTGCTTCTATCGAAGCTCTTTCATCGGTCGATGCATTTTTTAATTCTACAGCACCTATCTGAATATCAGCTGCCAAAACAATTCTACCATTAGCATCTAAAAGAATTGGTAATGCATCTCCGTCATCATAAGTTGTAGGAGTTGACATATATTTACCAGCAATCGGCACAAGAGGAGTCGCAGTTCCAAAAGCGGCATTCATAGCTGGAACATCTGTTCCACCAACTTCATCTATATTTACATCCGAAGCTATGATAGTTGTACCACCAGCTTGATTTTGTAATACCATGTATGAAACAGAAGTCAAAGTTGTAGTTACAGTTTTCTTTACACCATAAATCATACCTGTCGAATAATCAACACAATATTCTCCATTAGAAAATCCAGCTGTAATTTGTTCTGCCCTTGTTGTACCAGCAACTGTATCATTTAATTCTCCTATATTCCAAGGGAATTCTACCTCTGTTGTTAAAGCTGTGGATGTGAAAGCAAGCGAAGTATCATTATAAGTCGCCTGTAAAAATCCAGCTTCATTTTTTATATTATCGTAAGTCAACTTTGCTTCAACTACAACACCAGCAGCTTGGCCAGCGTCAGAAGTTCTAGTACCTGTACTCCAGTAATATAGTTGAATTGCTGCAGGTTCAGTTACTGAAACTATGCTTGAAGAAGCCCCTTTATCATCTACAGGCATGCCACGTTGATTGCTTACCTGGTTCTGTTCCTTTAATAACATATTAATCACATTATTAGAGAGATAACGCAATGGTTGCCCCAATCTCTCCAAAATTAAATTAAAACTCTATCTACTAACATTAAATCTGCCATTTCCCTATGAATTTCTCGATCACCCACGGTTGTTCTAAGTCGTTTATTATTTTCCATAATCTCGCCTATAGTGTCGTGTCTTTGATGATCCATGGCAGACAATTTTTTAATTACCCAATCTCCACTACCTATAAATGAATTCTTTATTGTAAGGACATCATTTATCTTTTTTTTAAAGTATGGACTTGTACGAGTGATAATAACTTCACCACTCATTGCTTTCCTTACCTCAAGAAAGTTATCATACATCTTCAATTTTTTGGATAATTTTTTCATACTTATTTTTTAGCAGGTCGGCCTCTTTTTTTAGGGGCTTCGACTACTGTTTCGTCAACTATTTTATCTTCCTCTTCTACTTTTTCTTCTACTTTTTCTTCTACTTTTTCTTCTACTTTTTCTTCTACTTTTTCTTCTACTTTTTCTTCTACTTTTTCTTCTACTTTTTCTTTTTTAAGTTTTGTAATCACTTCTTCTATTGGTTCTACATCTAATTTTTCTTTGTCGCTTAACATAACAACATCCATCCCCCATTTTCTTGCCGTCTTTTTAATATGTGTAGCAACTTCAGTTCTGGTCACTTCAAATTCACCAGTTGGAACATGAATATCTTTTCCAGCAAATGTCATGTCAAATGCTTCAGAATCATTTCTTAATTTCATAAGTTTTATATTAAAGTATAAGAGAATCCTACAACTGCTGTACCAGTACCAGCTTTGGAACCAGCGTGAGATATAAGAATTGGAGTATCTTTTGGAACTTTTGCCAAAACCATACTACCAATATCGTATTCTTTTGAGTCTAAAGCATCCTTACTAACTTCAGATGTTGCAGTAAAATAAGCATCATCATTGGATGAACTACCAATTTTAATGGCTACACCAGTATCAGCAGAGGTTGCTTCAATATATTTCACCCATACTTTATGAATTAATATTTCGTGATTTTTGTTGTAAAGAACTATTTCTTCAGCTGCAGAACCAGATAAATCAAATAAGGTTGTATTGCAAACTGTTAATAATTCTTTATCTATATCTAATCCTGTAATCATATAATCTATATTTCCCCTCCCCTATAATTAGGGGAGGGGTTAATTAAATCTAGGTTAAATTTGTAGCTAAACCACCAGCTGCAGCGGCAGTACCACCACTATTAGCGATTTGTACACCATCACTAGCATTATCAATTACACCAGTAGCTCCAAAGAAAGCTGGGTCTATTAGACACAACACACCTTTAACTATAGTGCTTGGAGCAAGAACTGCATCAGTTAAGATTGTATTTGTTCCTGAAACTACTTGATGATAACCTCTAAATCCATCAATAACATTATTACATAACATTGCATTAACATCTTTAATTTTGATGAAACATGAAGTAGCGGCTACTCCAGTAGCTACTTTCATATTTACTCTTACATTTTCCCACATTAATTCATGTACAGTAGTAGTAGCCCCACCAGTTTTACCATCAATTAAGATGCCATATGCTGCGGCTGAACTTGTAACGGTTGAATGACCAAATGTAAGATTTCTACCTGAACAAGCATCTCCAGCCATCCAGAAATGAGCATGTCCAGCATCATCCAAACCTGCTGTCTTTACAGACATAAAGTTCTCGTAATATGTTCCTTCACCATTTTCAATCCAACCATAAAGAGATTCATTAGTAGTAGAAGCATTTTCTGCTTTAATATTAACAAATGAATTTCGTGTACCAGTAACAAGAACTGGAGCTAAATCAGTAGCAACACCAGTTACTCCCATTACTATTCTTGCACTTTGTTGGATACTTCTACCACTAGCGCCAACTCCAATAAACTGAATTCTATTTTTAGCGATAGTTAACATTGATGTCACTGTATGTTGATCTGGACTTAGTATAATTACATCATTTCTATTTGTAACTGTTTGTGCATAAGCTGCAGCAAGAGTTGTATATAGATCGCTTGATGGAACTTTACCATTCCAATATGTATACATATTTGATGTAGCTGGAGCAACATAAAAAACTCTACCAGCTCCAACTAAACCACCACCTAAAATTTTAGATGGACTTATAGCTGCATCATTTGCAACATTTTTGTTCTTTATCATATTTTTTTGTTTAATTATTTAAGTGCCAAATTTATAGTTTACCCTCTTTCTAATCGACCTTTTGTAAAAAGAGATACTTAGGCCTACATTTTTTGAAGTCACATTTTCATCACTGCCCCCGTAAAGGAGCAGAGTGAAAATACTACTTTTATTTTACGACATCGCGTAAACTAGCATTTTTGTTCGGTGCGCTACATGCAAGATTTGAGTAATATCTCAAAGTTGCTTGCCATGCAGGAGTAGTAGAACTTCTATCTAAGATAGAACCATCTTCATTCAAGAATGAAATTGGAGCCAAATCTTCTACAGACATTGTAGTTGGATCGATAAAGTTCATTTCATCATAAGGATGATCATAATCTGCTACTACTGGAATGCCACTGAAATCTACGCCTTTGAAACCACCTTTAAGTTCCATAGTTTCAGTATAACGTCTATCCGGTGTCAAAAGTTGACCATAAGCGCTAAACACATCGAAATGAGTAAGAGCATATTTTGGAGAACCTTTCTTCATTGATTCTAACATGGTTGTGTACATCAATGCTTCAGTCAAAGAACGTTGACTTGTAGAATCACTAACATAACTATTCCACCAAGTATAAGAAGAACGAGCCAAACCTTGGAATGTATCTAAATTAGCTTGATCATCAATCAAACCTTTAAGACCCATTACTTCAACTCCAATATTAGATACAGTTGGAGTAGTACCATTGGTATGAGCTAATATGACATAATCATTATCAGCTACACCAGCATCAGAATCAACAGTAAATGTATCACCATCAGTGATAGTAGATACTAAAGAAAAAGATGTTGAAGTGGCAGTAGTTTCTGAACTTGTGAACATCACACCATTGCCGATTTCTAAATAATCGGTTGGATTTTTACCTACCATTGGAGTATCCAAATCAAAAGTTGGAGTACTACCTATACCATCAACACGAGCAATAGTACCGGTACCGTAACCATAACCTTGACGTGAAAGTTGGCGTTGCATATCTTCCTTTGCGCCCATGTATTCTGATTCAAGAGCATTTACTAAGTACTCTTTTGAACGTTTTGATGCTTGCAAAGCTACATCAGTCAAAGAAATAGTTTGGAAATTATATTTCATTGTAACGTTTGCTTGTAAGTATCCTTGGTTTCCTGCTGTTGGTAAGACAACAGATTCGCTACCAGCGGCTGAACCTACATTACGAAGGTAATGTACAGTTAAGTATTTGGTAGTTGCGCCCTGGTTCTGTGCTACATTGCGTAAGATATTGTTCCACAAAACATTCTTTTCAAAGACTTGTTCGTGTACAACTTTATCATAGATACGCATCGCAGCATTAGCCAGAGTACTGTTTGTTGCACCCATATATTTTTATTTTACTGAATTAAATATCAGCATCTGCACTGTCAATAGCTTCCACTACAGCTTTTCTAATATCAACTGGATCAGTAGAAATTTTATTTTCTCCTGGTTCGTGAACATCACTTCCAACTGAAGGTTTTTCTACATCTTGAACGTTTTTCTTACCAGAAAGTCTTTGTTTAACTTCCCAGTCAATAATCTCATTACGTTTCATTTCATTAAAAGCTTCTTTAGGTGTCAGATACAATTTACCTTGTTCTTGCTGCCATTCTAAAACCTCATTATCTTCATAAGATGGTTTGCCTTCAGCACCGTCCCACTCAGTAGAAAGTTCAGAAATCTCTTGTTTGATCATTTCTGCTTTCGATTGATTGGTAGATTCTTCTTGCTTGGCTTTTTCTTTGTCAGCCCACATTTGTTCAGCCTGTTCTTTTGTAAAAACCTCTGGTTCAAATGGAACCTTAGATTCTTCAGGTGGAACAAACACATCTTTCAATTTACCGATAGTTTCATTGGCGGCAGATAATTGCTCTTCAAGTTCAGACATTTTTGTAGTAGTACCCTTACCAGATTCTCTTTCAATTTGAAGAGCCTTGGTAAGATTTGCTACTTGTACTTGAAGTGTGCCCTCATCTTTACTATTTTTTATATCTTCTACTTTTTCGTCAGGGGTTTTATTTGGAGCAGTATCAGGTTTAACTTCTGGTACTACTTCAGGTGCTACCTCTGGTTTTACTCCTTCTGGAGATACTATTTCAGGTGTTTCTACTGGGGAAGAACCAGCACCGTCACCGTTAACGGCTTCTTCTACTTCCTTTCTAACATCGTCCATATAAATACGTTTACATCTTCTAGTACTAACGACCATTTTTTAACGAGGTTGCCGTTCCTCGATATACTATCAGAATTTAATAATTTTATTTTGTGTAATCAAATTTTCCTTTTCTCAATCTCTTCTTCTCTGATCTTTTCATGCTAATATAATCTTTTGATTTACTATCTAATTTACCACTTTCCGCCATTCCTTTTAAATACGACGGTTTCATTTTTTCACCATATTTTTTCTTGTATTTTTTTTGCGCCCTTTTAACAGCCAATTCTCTCCTCATTTTTGGAGTTTCAATATAATCTTACTTGGCCGTCTTCAATCTTGTTTTGATTGTCTTGATAAAATCACTTTTGTTTATTGCCATATTTTTATAATTAGTTAATTATTATTGATAATTTTCTTCAGCTTGTATATGCTCATCGAATATCTCTTGGTTTTGTTGGTAAGCATCTTGATTTTCCTGAATGAATGCCATATGGAGTTGCGTATGTTCTGGAGTCCATAAAGCTTGAGGTGTCAACGGAGGAGGTGTGCCAGCGGCCATACTCATATTTTCTTGATCAGCTAAATCAGCCGTATCTGCCGGGCCTTCTCCTTCAGTTCTATGGCTTTCCTTTTGTTTAACCATCTCTTGTTTAAATTCTTCCTGTTTCTGTTTATTCATTCTCTCAATAATATCACCAACATTTGAAAAGTTTAATTGCTCCAATACTGTTTGTGGATCAATCAATTTAGCTTCAGCTAATCTCATCATTCTATCCATCTTACCCTCTTCAGAATAAGCAATCTCTGGAACAACAGTAACTCTTACAGTGCTAGGTTTAATAACAAGAGCATTCTCAGGTGCATTTTCAACATCACCAATGAATTTAATCTTTTGACCATCTTCAATAATTTCATCAGATGCAATCTGATAATCAGATAATATCTCCAAACAAAATTCACCCATTTCAGATAACATTAACTCTAAATTCTCAACAGCTTCCGCTACAGTACTTGCATCAGCAGCCTGCAATGCTTCCACACCCTTACCAGACTGCAATGACCCGGGAACACGCCCTAGACTAGCTTCACGCATTCCACCTAATTCTTCAATCCATCTTTCAAGATTTGCAGTATAAGCAAATGGAGTTGACGGGAGTGGCTGTAAAGATTGCTGTGAAGGAGCAATATTACCTTTGTAATATATTTTCTCGGCTCCTTTATCAGTAATACTAGATACTTCTACACCCTGTTTAATAAGCCATTTACCTTTTAACATTCTTTGAATATAAGACTCAACTTGTGAAACTGTTTTATCCAAAGATTTGTTAATAGAAATAAGATCTTTTATCCATGCTTCACTATAAATAGAATTGGAAGCTTTTTCTGGGTTATAAACAAAAAATGGATAGCGTCTATAAGATGGCTCATAAACTCTAAGCAATTGATTGCCAGAGACAGTTATAACTTTCATCTTTACTTTCCCACCCTCAACCCATTTCATCCATATTTCCTTTACCAATGTAGAATCTAGTTCATCTGTACTATTGGTCCCCTCATTGTTATATTTTTCTTGCTCTAGTAATTCTTTATAATCAGAGGCTTCTTTTTTACTATCAGCTGTTATTTTTACTTTATACTTTGCATTCAAAGTAGAAATTGGTTTTTTGTAAGTTTTTATAATAAATCTACACTCTTGTACTGTGGGAGAACAAGGATCAAAAAATACATTGAAAGTATCATCTACCCAAAAATCTAAGTAATCTTCCCCATTCTTTTTAACAACTCCAGCTTCTATAATACCCACAGAGTATTTCAAAGAATTTACGATCTGGTCTGTTAGTAAACCTTTAATACCTCTAGTACGATAAACATATTGTAAAATCTTGTTTTTTTTCTTTGCCTCATCATAAGCTTCATCAGTAACATCATCTGGATGCACTTCCCAGCGAGGTTGACTACGTTTAATAAAATTCTTAACACCACGAATTTGTGAACGAATCTTATTTACTGTACGACGAATTTCTCCATCAGAAACTGGGAGTGTTTGTACTTTATTCAAAGTTTTATTATAGACAATCCAGTGATCACCACGAGCATAACGCTCATTAATATACCAATCACGATGTTGTTTCAAATAATATTTAACAGTACTATCACAAAGACTATCAATAAATTTGACGACATTTTTGTCATCCTTTGTTTTTATTTTACCTTCTTTGTCTGTTTTAAATTGTATTTTCTTTAATTGTTCTAAATCCATATTATTCTTTCATTTTTTCATTAACTACGGTTTCTAATAAATAATATAATTCTTTGGTTAATGGATAGTAAAGTGAAATTACTTTCTCATTCACCTTTTTGTTTGGGAAAACCAAACGAATTTTTCCTTCTTGATTTAACTTAGAAAAGATAGCAATATTTCCTAAGTATAACATGTCATCAAGTACTACAGAGCAGAATGCTATCAAACCTTTATTATCTGGTGCTACTTTTTTTATTTTCACGTTAGTGATTTTCATACTATTCTCCTTTTAAACTATTCAAAAGTTTATCTGCTGGAACCTGATCCAAATCAATCAACTCATTTTCTTCAACTTGAATTAGAGGTTCATCGTTTGTTTCACTCTCGACATATTCAGTTATATCTTTCGACTTTAACGAACGAGTCAACTCTCTAATTAGTTCTGTCTGCATGAAGTAAAAGTCCTTATCTTTTTTACTCAAGAGAAGATATATGAAAACTAGAGTTAGGAGAAATACTACTGCTAAAATAATTAATTCCATATTATTTTTTTTCTGGTTTAATTGCAATCGCTGTGGCAGAAGTAATCAATATTCCTGCGGTTGCTACTGAATTAATAATCTCATTCTTAACAACTTTGAAAGGATCTATAACGCCAGTTTCTATCATGTCACAATATTCATCTGTCAAAGCATTGTAACCTTTTTTAGAACTAAGAATCTTATCAACAATAGTCTCACCATTCTTTCCAGCATTCTTCGCTATAGAACTTACTGGTACCTTTAGAGAACTGCACACAATTTCCATGCCCGCGTCAATTTCTTTGATTCCAGTCTTTTCTATATCAAATATACATTTAAGCAAAGCTACTCCGCCGCCTTCTACAATTCCTTCTGCTATGGCTGATTTTGTAGCATTCAATGCATCCTCAATACGATATTTAATTTCTGTCTGTTCTGTTTCACTAGCCCCACCAACTCTTATGTTAGCGACTGAACCAGTTATCTTACCCAATCTATCCTTCAACATTTCTGTTTTAAAAGTATCCTTTTCAACTTTCATTAATGATTTTATTTCTTCTACTCTCTCTGTGATGTCTCCCACTCCACCTACCACGACTGTATTATCACGGCTAACTACAATATTCTCACAAGTACCACAGTGCTCTAAACCAGCGTCTTTAAGCTTTACAGCATCTTCATCACCAACTACTGTAGCAGTAGTAAGAGCAGCCAAATCATATACTACATCACGTCTATAATCATTTAAGGATGATAATCTCACAGGAACACAGCTAAACTTTCCTAACATTTGATTCTGAGCTAGAAAAGCCATACCAGCACCTTCAATAGAGTTCACGAATAGAACAATTTTAGTCCTTCCTGCCTTAACCAATTTTTCAATCAATGGTAATAATTGATCTTGATTTACTATAGTATCAGTACAGATAACTATAGTTGGTTTTTCAAAAACCGCAGCCAATTTTTTCCTATCATTTATAAAGATGTGTGATTCATAACCATTATCAGTTTTAGTTCCTTTGACATACTCAACTTCAGTCTCTAATGAATTTGAATTTTGCACTGTTATAATTCCATCAATGCCCACAGTATCAATTACATCATGAATCATTTTACCAATCTTATCATCATTATTAGCTGAAATAGTAGCAATTTGAATCTTTTCTTCCTTAGTATCTATTTTTTTAACCTGTTTGTTTAGTTTTGAAAGAACTTTCTCTAATCCTTTATCCATGCCTCTTTTCAAAAGTATAGGATTCATTCCTGTCGCTATAAATTTATTAGCTTCATTCACCATATTGGCGAGTAAAGCAACGGTTGTAGTAGTTCCATCACCAGCTTCTCTGTTGGTATTCTCGGCAGCTTCTCTGGCAATCATTACTCCCATATTCTCAAACTTATCTTCAAGAAATATTTGTTGGACCACTGTTACACCATCCTTTGTAATAGTTGGGTAAGAACTATCCTCAAAGATAACGTTCTGTCCTTTAGGACCTAGTGTTGTAACTACAGCCTTGGCGACAATATTCAATCCTTTTGTTATTCTGTCTCGTACCTCTTCGTTGAAAATTACTTCTTTATACATATTTTTACATTATTAATTAATCTTCTTTATAATCACAGAAACCTACGATGTCTTCTTTGTCTAGGAAATAATGCTCTTTGCCCTGAAGCTTCAGGACATAGATGGCATATTTTCCAAAGATCGCAGTTTGACCTACATGCTCTTCACCAGCTAAAATTTCACCAGTGATAAGATTTTTGTCTGACTCTGATTCCTCTAGAATAATATCTGAGTCTATTTTTGTGTTCTTGTGCTTTTTAATCAGGAGCACACCTGTGCGGGGTTCGATGTTCATACTTTTTTATTTACGATTTTAATATCTGGAATAAATACTAAGTTGTATTTTCCTTCCAGTTTTTTTATTTCTTTTAAAAATTCTTCCACACGTTTTCTGAAATCATCTGTTTCTACTTTCTCGGATACTTTGATCAATATCTCTTCCGCTGCTTTTGTAAATTTCTTATCCATATCAATCTTGATCAAAGGCATCCATTATAGATGCTTTCGGTTTACATAAATCTTCAATATCCTTCTGGATTCTAGTCTTTTCCATCGGAGGAACAACAGGTTCAATCGGTCGTGTCTGAATCAGATATCTCAAGGCATCAATCCCATGCTCGTCTTTTTTTATTGGTGTCTCGGATTGATTTTTACTTCTCGCGATTACTTCTGTATTCTCCTTATAACGATAATTCTTCAACTGTCGGCAAAGATTCGGACATTTATCTTCAAAAATATACAACTTGGTTTGACCATCAACTATCTGCATGAACTCTCTTATCTTAGTAATCCCAGAACCTATATCATTTATACCCGGGAAAAAATCCCAACCATTGTCATAGAACTCTTCTTTCACTGAATAAGGAATCTCCTCGCCTTCAATTACCTTTGAACGATTCTTCGAGGCTGTTGAAGGGTCAATCACTGCTATCTGAAATGTATTATATACCAAATTTCTTTTCTCTTCCATGGACATAAAGTTTATATCCTTGGTCGAGTTGAAAATGTAATCAAACTTGGCAAACATTTCACGGGAAGCCTTACTAGGTAAAGCTGGTTTATAATATTCATCTATAATATACAGCGTGCCATCTTCAGTCCACTTACAAACTAAAGCATGATTCGGGTTTCTTTGGCCGAAATCTAAAGTAATTAGATTCTCAGTCAAGCCTCCTATCTCAAATGAATCGATGTAATGAATATTAGTATCGAAATCACAATACTCTTTACCAAAAACTAATTTACCAGACTTAGTGGTGAAATCAATCTCATGCTCTTTGTCCCAGACAGCTTTTGGAGTCCCGCGTCGCTCGGCTTCATACCAATCCTTACCATCGCGCTCTGGATCTTTTTCTGGATCAGAGGAGTAGTGAATCATGAATACCTTAAACTTATTCCCGGGATTTTTCCATTCCTTGATTCCGCGGACCGTTTCTTCGTGTTCAATGTCAGCATACTTCATACGATTTCTAATAAATCAAAACATAATTCTTGAAAGTAAGTATTGTCCTCGGCTGTACTAACGCAAGTCATACGCCCGCCATTTGAAATAGTAGGACGTGCAGCTGTAAAGGAAGACTTGGCTTCGTTCTGAAAGGCCATCTCATCTGAAAATAACCCAGATAAGGTGTGCATTCGAACGATATCCCCACCTTGAGGAACGCCACGAATCTCGGAATAGATGTCAGGGAAGCACATCTTACAAGAGATATGCTGGCCTTTGTTCTGTGGGTTGCATGTAAGTTCCTTGAAAATACCATCTTCTTGATATCTCTGAAGAAACTTAGGGAGATTATCCCAAATAAATTTGCAACGCTTGATCAAATCATCAGCGTCTTCTTCTTTTTTACTTTGAAAGAACGTGAGTTTTCCTTTGTGGAACATCGTGTCCCAAAGATAAAGTCCTACACATAACCAGGTAAGCATCATCTGCCTAGATTTTGGTATGAGTAAGAGTTTCTCTTCGAGCCAGACTTCAACAAATCTTTCTATATAATCTTTTTCTGGGAAAGTTTTGATAGGATTTATGTCGTCATGTACATCCAAAGTTTTTGCCCAAGTAGTGAGAAAGTAGTAAGGATCTGACTGACAGATACCCCATTCAGCATCTTGCAGTTCTGGACTATTTTTTAACTTTTCTAGATATCCTACTTCCATAAAATTTTTTATTTTTTAGCTGAATGAAAATACTCTATAAGTTTCTTCTAACATACTAACTGACTTAACTTGACCCTGAATTGTAAAAGTACTAACACCCCAACATATTTGAGTATGTTTTTCCAAGTATCAAAGACAGGTTGGGGTATCCGGAATTCGCCATACAGGGGAATATCCGCTATTTGTTGCCTTTTAATATGTCGGAATGTTAGGTACTCTTATCTGGACCATTGATGATCCAGAACCATGCTTTGTTCATAGGACAAGCATATCCATGAACCAGACAAGAATAACTATAATCTAGGGTCAAAGAATGAATTAGTATGTTTGTATGGTAGTAAAACTCGACTGATCCCCTCTAACTAAATCTACATCAGTCATGGTTCCATTTAGTGGTATTGCACCTGCATAATTGTAGGAAGTAGACCATACCTGATATGGCTGATACCAAGGTTGAGTGTAATTTCTCTCCTGGATAATCTCAATTATTTTAGTCTCACTATTATTAGATAACTTCTCTACTAAACCCCGAAGGAATTCAATTTCTTCTTTGAAAGATTTTTCATCTCTCTCGTCAACTTCTCCAAAAAGGATATCTTTTGCTTCGTCTTGAGTAATAAGCTTGAAATTTACAAGCTCCATAACCTCTTGAGGTGTCGGCAGCTTACTCAACCGCCATTTAAGTTTCTTCGTCATATTTTTTAGATTGTTGACCCTAGATTGTAATGAACAAAAAAACTGACTACAAATTAGCCAGTAACTTTTTCTTGTACTCTTCTTTTTCTTCAACTGTCATTTTTGAGAAATCAGGTGCAGTCTGATCATCCATAGTAACTTTATGAAGTTCAGGTGAGAAATCTCCTATCAATTTCGCAAGGGTATTTATAGCCGATACAATATCTTTAGGATCATGTTTCACTCTCACTTCTTTCTCAACCAAAATAACTTTACCTTTAGCATCCAACTCCTTAACCTTCTTCAGTATAATTTTTTCACCATTAATAATTTCCGCCAGTCTTTCCGTTACTTTCTTCCTATCAACTCCTTCTTCCCGCGCAATCCTTTTATAGTCACCCTCAGCTACTTCAATAGCCTCAAGTATCTTTTCATTCTTCAATGCTTTACAGGCATTCACTCTAGCAGCTTGATCACTATCACAATTCTCGTAAGCTTCTTTATAAGCATGAAAACCATCGAATCCATTCGACATGTAAAGCTCTACAAACTTTTCCTGTTGTTTAGTTAAATTTGTCATATTAAAGAAACAATTACGCCTACTCTAATTATCTCACAGAAATCAAGTTTTGTCAAGGATAGTATATACAAACAAGAATAGACTTTAAACATTCCCCTTAACCTAGCGAAATAATCAAAGCAAAGAAAGAATAAAGCCCTAACATTAGCGAATAAAAGTGATGGGTTATCCACAGTAACAAATGTTATGCTCCATAACACATCTACCCAAATTTTTTATGAGTATTTTTTTTGGATTCATTTTTTTTTGAGAAAGGGTTTGGGGTTGGGAGGTTACAT